GGCGTCGTTGAACTGAACGACCGTACCGTCCGGGAATGTCCATTTGAACTGCTTCTCACAGTCACGTCCGTTCTTCCATGCCAGGGCGGCTACCGCATCATTTCCGGCATCGCCTACATTGCGCCTTCCGGATACGGTGATGGTCACGCCCTTGCCGGTCATGAGCCTGCGGATCCAGCCTTCCTGTTCGAAGGGCGTCCACTCCTCGATGTTGTTGTCAAACGATACACTGAACGATGTGCAGTCCGCGATCGTTGCGAACGATGCAGTGTTCGATGTAGATGTATTGATCTGGAACTGATTCTCATAACACGGATATACTCCGCTTGATGTTGACATGCTTATGCCTCCTTTTTGTAGTAAATCGCGGCCTCTATGACCCTCTCGAATATCCCGTTCGGGTCTGTGCCTACGTCCATAGTTTCATATTCGGGGATGATGAACTTGATTAGCTGCCCGTTTACTTCTTCATCCCTTGTCCCTGTCAGAGAATTGAAGACCTCCTCGGCCTGTATCTCGGTCTCGTCCGGGTCTCTTGTCCAGTGGATGAGGATGGTTACATGCAGGATGCCGTAAGACATCTGTCCGCCGATCGCCGGCTTATATGGGTAGGGATGCTTTGAGTTGTAGACCCCTATCATCTTCGGAGTGCCGTCTACCGGCATTTTGGATGAATAGACGATGTCGGCAAGGCCGAGCGTCTCGATATAGTCCCTTATGTCTGATACCCTCATAGATTTGCCTCCATCTCAAGGAATCTCTGGAACGTCTCCGCGACGAACTGCCCGTCCATCCAGTCCTCGAACCATTTGCCCTTGGCATTCGGGTTGCCGTCGTGATTTCGACCTTTTGAATCCGTCCATGCTCCCCTGTGGAAATGGTACTCCGGATGGTAGTACAGGCGCCTTGCATACGGTGTGGAATGCACAAGGCTGACGCGCCCTTCCCAGGACTCGGAAGTGTCCACGAAGAACGCCTCGCCCTGGAGGGTGCCGTCCATCCTCGGGACGACCTGCGCCTGCACGACCTCTGTCTGCAGGGCTGCTGCCGTCTGTTCAAGCGCCCTTGCCGCTGATGCCTTGATGTCGGCAATCAGGGAAGGGTTGATCTTAACGACTGATTTTACTTTGACCAGGTCACTCAAGCCACACCTCTGTATAGTTCACCGTCCCGTCCGGGTTACGGTTCTTCCTGCCCTGTACGATCTGCCTCTCCACGCCGAATATCTCAGCCCTGCCACCGGCTATGACGGGCATCTCCGGCAGGATGTCGCCCGGGAAAAGCGCAGTGCCTGTTATCATGACTCGCTTTTTCTGGTCGGTGACGACCGTGCGGGCCTTGTCCTGATAGTTGCATTTGCCCTCATAGATGAGGGGTTCGAACGGTGCCCCGTACTTGGTAAGCCCCGGCCTGTCTATTTCAAGGCTTATAGGGGTCTTACAGAATGCAGGGAGCACAAGCCCCGGAAACTGCATTTTCCTCACCCCCTAAAGGAGCCTGCAGCAGAGACCCGTCTGCTGCAGGTGTTCATAATTTGACCTCGATATCGCTACCCCGTTCTCGGTCACGACATTCCAGGAAGCCCCGAAGCTCATGCTCACCCCGTTTATAGAGTACCCTGAAAGCACCATGTTAATCATGTCTGCATTGTCATGCAGAAAATCCGCCTGCTTGCAGCATACATTCCTGACCACTTCCTGCTGGAAAGGCGTCAGGTTCTCAATTCCGCCAAGATCCCTTATGCGGTTGAATGTCAGTGTGTCGATATTCGAACTTGCCTCAGTCAGAAAGGATGCGAGTTTGTCATCCGGCACCTTATCCCCGCAGTACGTCTCCAGATAGTACTCCTGTGTTACATAAGGCTCCATAAGCGCCTCCTTTGTCAGGTACCTTCCTCATCAGAATCGGACTCCACTTCAAAGTATTCCTTGCCTTCCGTGACGGTCGTATCCTCTGTCAGTTCATACTCTCCGGTAGAAGCATTGTATTCATACCAACCTTCCTTGCTCGGATCCTCTGTACCGACAGGAGTTACCTTCGTGTATGTCGGCGCGATTTCCGGGAAGTTATTATCCGCAGCATCCTGCAGGATTGTCCCGCAATGCACTGCTCCGCGCTCTGTCACATACGGCGCATTGTCTGCGCCATCAGCTGCATCCTGAGTAGGAGTCCCCAGCTTATGCCCGGTATAGAACGCATTGGTCGCAATGCGCTCTCCGGACTCGTCTTCAATATTCTTGTACTTCAGTTCTGCCATAAGTGCCTCCTTACGCGACCTTGATGCCGCGGAGGACGCCGGCTGCCTTTGTTGCCTTCAGGGCAACTGCAGCGACCATCTCGACCTCGCCTTTCTTGACTGCACCCGCCTCACTGAAGTTCGGAAGCCACTGCTTGATGAGCGGTCTGCCCTGCAGGCCTACGCCGTGGAATCCGTCCAGGCCGATGCGTGCAACGTACAGATCTGTCAGACCGCCTGTCTTGATCGGTACGACCGGGTCTGCAGATCCGGACTTTTCACCGAAGTCTACCAGCGGGATGTCGTTGTAGCTCTCGACAGTCTGGCCGAACTCATTCTTAGTAGCCTGATACATGCCATAGCGGCGGGCGATTGCCTTGATCTTGTTGATCAGGATACGGTTACCTCCAATGAAAGACGGTCTTCCGTCAAGTCCGGAAAGGAAGTCTTCGAGTGTGTCGATGAACAGGTCCTTATTGGACGTGATGTAAGCGCTGGTGGAAAGGTCGATCGTTGTATCCGGAACATACTCGGTGCTCGACCCTGTCACTGCCACGTCAAGGCCGTCAAATGTATTTGCATCCACGGATGAATCGCCCATGATTACCGTCTGGTTGAAGAGCGCAGACGCACTCTTGATCTTCTGCTGCATCTGGAAGGTCGTCTCTGTGGAGATGTCCGCGATGACACGGTCGATCTCGAAAGAGCCGCCGAAGACCTTAAGATCCACGTTGTAGCGCTTTTTCTTAGCCTCAGATGCTGCGTACTCTGCATTCAGGGAACGGAATGCCGCCGATGCTTCTGTGATTACACGGTTATAGCCGTATGTCATTGTGGAGCCGCCTCCGGCCGGCGCTACGCAGTCGTCGAAGATCATGTGCTCCATGAGGAAATTGTTCTTTCTGAACTCATCGATTACCGCCTGGTCAAGATGATCCTGCGATGCCAGTTTTGCCTGTGCAAGTGTTACTGCCATATTCTGCCTCCTTGATTATTTGTTGAGCTTTTCCTTTATTGCGTCTCCGAGGGAGAACTTAGAATCATTGCCTCCGCTGCCTCCGTCTCCGTCGCTCCCGATCTGGCGGAAACCTGCCGTGTTCTTCTTTGCGGGCTTCAGCTGGGGGACATCCTCAAGGACCTTGTTGACCGCTGCCTTGACCTTCTCGTCATCGACCTTGCCGTCCTTGTCCGTCACATCCTTCAGATCTGCCAGCTTCAGGATGTAACTCATCGTCTTGACGTTGACGCCGATCTCGTCACACATCTCATATGCTTTCTCGCGGATCTTGGATGCCTGCACGGCGCTCTGTGATTCGATGAGCTGTTTCTTCATGCCTTCCACATCCGGCTTGCTCGCGTCTCTCTGTGCCTTGTACGCCTTGATGGCCTCGGCGACCTCTGCCTCCGTCATGCCCTGCTGCTGGAAATAAGACTTCAGCGTCTTGTTCTCCTTTGCCTCAGCGCCTCCGGCAAGCATCCTGGAGATCTCCGCCAGCTGCTCAGCTGTAAAGGTCACGGCACTTCCTGAGTTTCCTCCGTTTTCGCCTTTTCCGTCCTTTCCGTCACTGCCGCCTCCGGCATTACCGCCGTTGTCATTTCCGTCACTGCCGCCGTTTTCAGCGAAGAGCTGAATATTCATCGGGATCTTGAATCTTGCATGGATAAGTCTGTTTTTCATATGTCCTCCTATTCCGTTTTAAGGGTGTCGCCCTGTATATTCCGTTGGTGAGGCGGTGTCGCCGCCATGAAAAAAGACGGCTTATTTTGCCGTCTTCTTTACCTTCTTAGCTGCTTTCTGTGCCGGTTCAGATATTTCCCCGTCTGCGGCCTCCGGAGCCTTCTCAGGGGCTTCTACGGCGTCGCTCTTTACGGGTTCCGCTACCGGTTCGGTTTCCGGTTCAGGTTCCGGTTCGGGTTCCTCCATCTTCTCTGCCAGTCCGAGCTGGAGCAGGAAGTTCCCTCTCTCATCCGGAGCTTCATAGATCTCTCCCGGTTTCCTCGTTACCATGTTATTTGCGCGATCGATGAAACTGCGTGTTACCTTGATTTTCATTGTTTCCTCCTTTCAAAATTGCTCCGGTACTTACCAGGATGCATTTATTTTTTCCATTTATCAGCTCTTGCCTGCTCCGCCCTCTTATTTTCCGGATCTAGCCTCGTATTCGCCACCCTCTGGTAGCTCTCCGCCTGCCTCTCCGCATAATCGGCCTTTCTCTCCTGCTCCTCGGCCTTCTCAGCCTCTTTTACCTCTGCCTTGGTGTATTTCTTCGGTCTGTCGGATATGCCTGGGAAATAGGCTGTATGCGAGTCCTTGCACCTCGGATGATAGAGGCCCGCTGCCACTGCCTCGGAAAGAAGGGGATAATCGCCGTCCGCTGCCGTTCCGCCTCCCCAGACATCGTCAATAAAGACCTTGCTTGCAAACGGCATGCAATGCGGACACGCCCTCAGGCGCTTGTTCACTATAACAGTGTGGATGCCCCACTCCTGGCGCTTCGTGCCTTCTCCCTGCAGGTATGCGCGTTTGTTCGCTGTCCTGACTGCCATGTCGGCATAATCAGATATGGTGTGCTTCGATCCGTTCTTGTATTCGACACAGGTGAGGCCTGCCTTCATGAAGTCCTTCGTTGCCATGTCGACGGCCTTCTCATACGTGCCGGCGCCCGTGTTCGCGTACACCATCGCGTTGAATATCGTCTTCCGGTAAACGTCGTCCGCCTTGCGGAGGACTGCGACCTCCGCCCTCTCCATATCGCTGACCGTCGCATTGATCAGCGTGTCCAGCTTTCGGTCATTCGTCCGGAAGAACTGCGCAGTCATCTGTTCGGGTGCCCTCTGTGGCCTCAAGCCCTTCTCCATCGCGATGAGGATCTCTGCTTCTTGATCCATCTGCCCTTCTTCATTTGCGAGGCGAATCATCTCA